ATTTAGATATTGTAAATAAGATTCAACACTATACTCCAAGACCTAAAGAATCATTTAAATATTATCAAAATATGACTAATAATAAATTTAGGTACAATAAGTGGATTAAAGGAACTAAAGCTAAATCCTTTAATGCCCAGTTAGTTTCATTATTTAGTGGATATTTAGAGTGTTCAGATAAACAAGCTGAAGACTATTTAAATATTTTAGATAAAAAAGAAATTAAAAATTTTCTTAAACATATGGGTATACAAGATAGTGAAGTCAAAAAATTAATGAAAAAATGATAGAATTTACCCCCGAAGATGATGCCGCTGTAAAATGGTGTGAAGAAAAATACCCTGAATTAACTGCAGAGTATAAAAAAATTATGATGGAACAATATGTTCTATTTTGTAAAAAACACCGAAACTACGGTACTTCAAATATAAACGTAGGAACAAACCTTGAAACCGACGGTGACATTAAACTCGCACTTACTGGTTTGTGGTTTAGAATAAACGATAAAATACAGCGATTAAAAAATTTGGTTGTTCTAGGAGAACCTGATACAGTAGGGGAACCTATAGAAGATACGCTCAAAGACCTTAGTGTGTACGGGATTATAGGCCAAATCGTACAACAAAGGAAATTTAAATGATTTTAGAAAACATAAATAACACAGTTGTCCCAGAAATGGATTGGGAAAAATATAAGATGGTTTCTTATACCCAATTTTCAGCTTGGAGTGAATGTCCCCATAAATGGAAATTGATGTACATTGATAAAATGCGTCAACCACCAAATATTCACTTAGCGTTTGGTTCTGCTATGCACGAAACTCTTCAAGAATACCTTGACTTGATGTATAATAAGTCAATCAAAGCAGCTGACGAATTTCCTATTTATGAAGATTTTCAAGAACGCTTTATGAAAATTTATGGCGATTACAAAGAACAACTTGGAGAAAATTTTTCAACTAAAAAAGAAATTATTGAATTTGTAAATGATGGTCTTGATATTTTAGAGTTTTTTATCCAAAGACGTCAAATGCACTTTTCAAAACGAGGCACTCGGTTATTAGGTGTTGAAATGCCTATATTAACCCCTCCTCATGAAAAATATCCAAACATTATGTTATATGGTAAACTTGATTTGGTATTTTACGATGAAGACCTTCAAAAAGTAAGTATTTGGGATATTAAAACATCAACTAGAGGATGGACAAAATGGGATAAAGAAAACAAAATCAAGTTAGCCCAAATGGTATTATATAAGAAATATTTTGCAGAACAATATAATATTCCTGTGGACGATATTGATTGTAAATATTTTATTGTAAAACGTAAGATACCTAAAGATCCTAAATATCCAGCAATGGCTTCACGGATTCAAACATTTGAACCATCGTCAGGTAAGGTAACAATGAATCGCGTATCTCGTCAACTCCATGAGTTTATTGAAGATTGTTTTGAAGGTGATATGTATAATATGAAGGAATATACTAAAAATCCTTCAGACAAAAACTGTAAATGGTGCCCTTTCAATGACAAACCTGACCTCTGTAATAAAAAACATTCAAGCTAGATTATTTCCTTTTATTATAGCATTAAGCGCTTTATCTGTTTCAGCATCAGCGGCTTTTTACTCGGTTACGGGTTTAAGTAAACTATTTGCTGGTGCCTCTACTGAGGTATTTATAATGGCTGCTTCCTTAGAGATATCTAAGTTAGTGATAGCTTCCCTTCTTTATCAGTATAGAAAAACCATTCCCCGATTGTTAAAGTATTATCTTACAATCGCTTGTGTTGTCCTTATTTTAATCACATCTGCTGGTATCTATGGCTTCTTATCTGCTGCTTATCAAGAAACAGCTGCATTAGCAGGAAATATAGACGCACAAATAACCTTAATCGAAACTAAAAGAGATAATGTTAAGGACCAGTTAACGGTGTATAATGCGGAAAAAAGCACTATTAACGGGGCAGTAGCTGATTTACAAGCGGGATTAGCAAACAATGTAATACAATATAAAGACCCTGAAACTGGTGAAATAATAACAACTACTTCATCATCTACAAGAAAAGCCTTAGAAAGACAACTTGATCAAGCTATATATAGACAAACTGAAATCAATTCTAGAATAGATACTCTTAACCAACAACTATTTGATTATGAAACAGAGATTGTTGAAACTAGATCTAATAGTGAAATAGGAAGTGAACTTGGCCCATTAAAATATTTGGCTAACTTAACAGGACTTGGTATGGATCAAATAATTAACTACCTATTGTTGATCATAATATTTGTATTTGATCCTTTAGCAATAGCGCTTGTAATTGCAGCAAACTATGCTTTTGAAAGACTAAAAGAAAAAAAAGTTATGACAGAAAAACAAGAAAAAGAATGGGATAAGGAACATGCTTTAGATATGGTTTTAAATGATATGGTTAAACAAGTAGAAGAATCTGAACTTGAAACTAATATTTATAATGAACCTCAGGTTGTTGAAAAAAAAGTAACAAAAAAACTCCCTAAAGAAGTTCAAGAAATATTTCGTGAAACTTTAAAACATGCCAGAAGAGCAGGAAAAAAACTTCCTGATATTGGTGAGTTTTTTGATTAATTAATATATGTATATGTGAATATAAAAACATATACAATGAGTTTAAAGTTAACATCTGTAAAATTAGAAGAAAAATTATTTGAGGACTTTAAAGTTGCGTCTATAAGGCAAAAATTTAATCTTCAAAAATTAGTAAATAGAACTATTCATCTTTATTTAACTGATGAGGAGTTCGCAAAAAAACTTCACACACATACTGACCTAACCATTAGTGGTAGCGGGTTATAAACAATAAAAAGGTTTTATTTAATGAAAAAAGGTTATATTCCTAAAGAGGAAAGAAAAAAAATCCTCTTATTATGCGATGATATTCGCCTCCATAGTGGAATAGGCACTATGGCTAAAGAATTTGTACTAAACACAGCTCACCACTTTAATTGGGTTAATTTAGGAGCTGCAATCAAACATCCTGAACAAGGTAAAGCATTTGATTTAAGCTCCCAAATTAATGACATAGTAGGTATTCCAGATTCAGAAGTTAAAGTTATTCCTTGGGATGGGTATGGTAACGACCAAATTGTTCGACAATTAATAGCTCAAGAAAAGCCAGACGCTATTCTCCACTTTACAGATCCACGTTACTGGACTTGGCTTTACAGAATGGAAAAGGAAATCAGAACTAAGATTCCTATGATTTTTTATACCATTTGGGATGATTTACCTTACCCAATGTGGAATAGAGATTTTTACCGTTCAGACGATCTTCTCCTTTGTATTTCAAAACAAACCAAAAACTTAGTTAAAAACGTACTTAGAGATTACCCAAAAGAAGACTGGCAGGTACAATATGTTCCTCACGGTATAGATAAGAAAAAGTTTTATCCTGTTATTAATGATCTGGAATTTGAAACATTTAAAGAAAAGTTTTTTGAAGGTAAAGAATATGATTTTGTAGTTTTTTGGAATAATAGAAATATTCGTCGTAAAAATCCAGGTGATATAATTACTGCTTGGAGAATATTCACAGATCAACTTACCAAAGAGCAAGCTGAACGTTGCATGTTAATTATGCATACAGATAAAGTTGATCAAAATGGAACAGATATTCCAGCAGTTATTGAAACTATGTGTGATCCTGAAAGAGCTAAAGTTAAATTTACTCACGGTAAATGTGATGAAAAAATTCTTAACTACTACTACAATTTAGCAGATGCACAGTTTATGATGACCGACAACGAAGGTTGGGGATTGTCTCTTACCGAGGGCCTTATGGCAGGTAACATGATTATTGCTCCTGTTCAGGGTGGTATGCAAGACCAAATGCGCTTTGAAGATGAAAATGGAGACTGGATTAACTTTACTACAGAATTCCCAACAAACAGTAATGGCCAGTATAAAAAGCACGGTGAGTGGGCAATCCCAATGTTTGCAAAAACACGTTCACTGAAAGGTTCTCCTCCTACTCCTTACATCTATGCCACTCAAGTAGATATTGAGGATGCTGGCTTGGCACTCTTAAAATGCTATAATTTAGGAAGAGAAGAAATCAGTCGTAGGGGCCTTAAAGGCAGAGAATGGTTACTTTCAGATGAAGCAAGAATGACAGCAGAAGGTATGGGTCAAAATTTTATAGATAATATTAATATATTATTTGAAAATTGGACACCTGTAGAAAAACATACTATAGAAAAAGTTGGTGAAGGACACACCACATATAATTCAAACCCAGTCCAATATACCCCTGAATTTGAACAAAAATTAAAAGAAGTTTTAGCATGAAACCAACTTGTATAGTTAGTTGTCCAATTGATACATTTAGCGGATATGGACACCGTTCTCGCGATTTTGTCCGCTCACTTATAGAAGCAAAAGATAAAGATTGGGATATTAAAATCCTCCCACAAATGTGGGGTAATACCCCTTGGGGATTCCTTGATAAAAATGATCCTTTACGTTTAAGATTTATAGAAAAACTTACCCAACGACCTGATATTTGGATGCAAATTACTATTCCTAGTGAATTCCAAAAAATAGGTGTTTTTAATATTGGAGTTACTGCAGGTATTGAATCTACTGTGCCCCCTCCTGATTTTATTAAAGGAATGAATAATATGGATTTAAATCTTGTATCATCTCAATTTACTAAAGATATATTTAAACAAGTCCATTTTACTGAAAATGATAAACAAGGTAACTCTGTAGGTGAAGTTAAACTCGAAAAACCTATCGAAGTATTATTTGAAGGTTTAGATACTGGAGTGTATTTTAAAGAATCAGGCAAATCTGGGTTACTTGACAACATAGACGAAAGTTTTTGTTTTTTATTTACTGGTCATTGGTTACCAGGTAATTTTGGTGAAGATAGAAAGAATGTTGCTACAATGATTAGAACTTTCCTTGAAACATTTAATGGAAGAGGAACTAAACCAGCATTACTTTTAAAAACTAATAAAGTAGATTATAGTTTATTAGATAAAGAAGAAATTCTTAAAGATATTCGTCGTATTAGAGATAAGTTTGATAATAAAAATAACCTTCCTAACATTTATATTCTACATGGTGAATTTACAAACGAAGAACTCAACAAAATTAATAACGATCCTAAAATTAAAGCATTTGTTTCGTTTACTAAGGGTGAAGGATTTGGCAGACCATTACTCGAACAAGCAATCACAGGTAAACCAGTAATTACAACTAATTGGAGTGGTCACATTGATTTTATTCGCCCAGAATATAACGTATTACTTGGGGGTGAATTAAAACCAATCCATAAATCAGCAGCTAATAAATGGTTACTTGAACAAGCCCAATGGTTTAATGTAAATACTGAAGTTGCCTCAAAAGCAATGAAAGATGTTTACAAACACTACAAAAAGTACATCGAAAACAGCCGT